ATGTCTATCGTAAATCGAAAGTTAAACATGGCAAAAAACACACCCCCGCTGGATTGGGATAGCGCCGACCTCAAGTGGGCGCTGGCCAAGGCCGGCACCAGCATGTCCAAACTCTCTCGCGAGCATAACTACAACCCCGGCAGCGTACGCATGGTGATGAACGTTCCCTGGCCCAAGATGGAAAGGATTGTCGCCGCAGCCCTGGGCGTCCTCCCGCAAACCATCTGGCCGTCTCGCTACCGCCCGGACGGCAGCCCGAAGAGCGGGCGTGGCGAGCGCGGCCTGGGGCGCTATAAACCGGCATCTGTTGTCTATTCGGTTGCGAATAAAAGCAAGCATAACAAAACCGCCGAAGGTTGCAACGTAAAAGAACAATCGGCGGATGAACATCGGAAGGCGGCGCGGCGCACCGTGCAGGATAGGAGGGCGGCGTAAGTGTCACGGATCAAGGACATCCTGACTCTTGACCTGTTCGACGTGCCTGTGGCCGCGCCGAGCACGCCGGGCGCCATGAATTACGCTCGTGAGATTGCTGCCGTCATGAGCCAAGCGCTCAAAGAATGTCCTTTTGATCGAGTCGAAGTTGCAGCCCGTATGACACGGCTACTTGGGCGTGAAATTAGCCTATCGATGCTCAATGCCTATACGGCCGAAAGTCGAGAAATGCACAACATCAGCCTAGAGCGAGCGATCGCCTTTGATGCAGCAACCGAGAGTTTTGCGCTGCTCAATTTTTATTCCGCCAAACGTGGCTGCAAGGTGATGGTGGGAAAGGATTCGCTGCTCGCCGAACTGGGGAGAATCGATCAGATGAAAGCGGACCTGGCTAGGCAGGAAAAGGCGATCAAGAACTATCTGGAAAGGGGAAAAGTATGAACCCTCGCCAATTTACCGGAGCCGGGGCATGAAAACCCACTACTCCTGCGCCGAACTGGCCGCAATGAAGCTGCCGGGGTTGCCGACCACAGAGAAACGAGTGCGCGACCGTGCGCAAAAAGAGGTCTGGCCTTCACGCCAAGTCCCCGGCAAAGGTGGCAAAGGCGGGCTGCGCACCGAATACCAGCCCCCCAAGTCCGTGCGCGACACGATGCTTACCCAGCAGCTTCAATCTTCCCCCTCCGGCGCGGTGGCTCCCCTCACCGCGCCGGCTTTGCCCGGCGGTGCAATCGCCACCGGGCTTTTTTCTTCCCCAATAGTGCCGGTTCAAGCCTCCCACGAACTCAAGGACTGGCAGCGCAAAAGCGGCGAAGCGCGCGCCGCCATCATCGCCGAGGTCAAGCGCCTGGCCGGGCTGGCCGGCACGGAAAAGGCCATCCAGGCGGTGATCGCCCTGGCCGCGAATAACGAGCTGCCCGAGCAGCTGCAGCGGCTGGTGCCGGTGGCCAACGCAAAGACCGGCTCGGATGGCAAGCGGACGCTGTCGCGCCGCTCGATCTACCGCTGGATGAAAGAAAGTGAGCAAGGCTTTTCAGCACTGGCGCCGCGCATCCGGGAAGGCATGAAAGTGCCGGTCTGGGCGCCTGCGCTGCTCTCGCTCTATCAGAACCCGCAAAAGCCCTCATTGAAGAAATGCCTGGATGATCTCCCCGGCGTGCTGCAGGCCGGAGTTCAAACCCCTTCTTACTGGGCAGCCCAGCGGTTTGTCGACAAGATGAGCAATCTCGAATTGCAACGCGGCCGCATGGGGCCCCGCGAACACAAATCCGTCCGCGCCTACGTCAAGCGCGACACCAGCGAGATGTGGCCGGGCGATGCCTACACGGCGGACGGGCACACCTTCGACGCCGAAGTGGCGCACCCCAAACATGGCCGCCCATTCCGCCCGGAGATCACCAGCGTGCTCGACATCGCCACGCGCAAATCGGTGGGCTGGAGCATCGACCTGGCAGAATCCACCTGGGCGGTGCTGGATGCCTTGCGCAACGCCGTCGAAACCGGCGGCATCCCCGCCATCTTTTATGTTGATAACGGCTCCGGCTACAAAAACGCCCTGATGGGCGATGAGGCCACCGGCTTCATGGCGCGGCTCAGCATCACCATCAGCCACAGCCTGCCTTACAACTCCCAGGCGCGCGGAATTATCGAGCGCAGCCACCAGAGCATCTGGATACGCGGCGCCAAAGATTTGCCCACCTACATGGGCGCGCCGATGGACCGCGAAGCGAAGCAAAGCGCCTTCAAAATCACCCGTTCCGACATCAAAAAGGCCGGCGTCTCAGCCTTGCTCATGCCCTGGGCAGAATTCACCACCTGGTGCCAAGCGCAGGTCGATGCCTACAACAATCGCCCCCATCGCGGCCTGCCGAAAATCACCGACGCCGAAGGCAAGCGCCGCCACCAGACCCCGAACGAAGCCTGGGAAGCGGCGATCAAGGAAGGCTGGAAGCCCGAAGTAGTCGAAGCCGATGAATCCGCCGACCTGTTCCGCCCTTATCAGGAAGTCACCACCCGCCGCGCAATGGTCCAGCTTTTCAGCAACAGCTACTTTAACCGCGACCTGGAGCACTACCACGGCGAAAAAGTGCGGGTCGGATACGACATCCACGACGCGAGCCACGTCTGGGTGCGCGACCGCGAAGGCCGCCTGATCTGCGTGGCCGAATTCGAAGGCAACAAGAAGAGCTACTTCCCGGTATCCGCCATCGAGCAGGCCGCCGAGAACCGCGCCAAGGGCCGCATCAAGCGCGCCGAAGCCAAGATCGAGGAGGCCGAAGCCGAACTCAACCCGCCGGTGCTCATCGAGCATCAGGCCAGCGAGCAGCTGCCGATGATGAATATGCGCGAATTGCACGAAAGTATGCATCCCCCGGGTGTTGATATGTGTCAGTCAGACGCAAATATGCATCCCCCGGGCGTTGACCATCTTGCCGACGCCGGCAAGATGGTCAACGTCATCACCCTGCCCAAAGCCCAGGCGCAGCGCCCGATGTTCGACACCGACCCCAAGAAATACCGCTGGCTGCTGCAAAACCGCGACCAGATGACGCAAGCCGACGACGGTTGGTTGGCTTGGTACCAAAGTACCTCTGAATGGGAAGACCTGTTTGGGGATATAGAGATGGCCGTCCAATAGCGGGAACTGTTGGGCGGCCTGTTTGAAGCGACACAGCAAGAGCAATAACAACAAGGAGTTTAGAAGTGAAAAAAATATTCGTCAAGAACATCAACAATTACGAGAAATTCCGCACCGGCATCTCGGCAGTGGAAGGGCGCGGCGCCATCGAAGCCAGCATGATGCTGCTCACCGGCCCGGCCGGCTACGGCAAGAGCCAGACCGTGGACTACTGGGCGGTGCAGAACAGCGCGGCTTATCTCCGCGCCAAGGTCGAATGGACCCCGCATTATTTCATGACCGAGCTGGCCGAAACCCTCAAGATCGACTCGCGGGGCCGGGCAAAGGACGTGTTCGCCCGCATCGCCGGGGTGCTCGGCAGCCAGCAGATCCCGCTGGTGATCGACGAGGTCGAACACTGCATGCGCGACAACGCCCAGGTGCTCGAAGCGGTGCGCGACCTCTCCGACCTCACCGAAGTGATGGTGATCCTGGTCGGCATGGAACAGGTGCAAAATAAAATCTCACGCCACGCGCAGATCAGCAGCCGCATCGCCAAGGTAGTCGAGTTCGGCCCGGCCAGCTTCGAGGATGTGACCGAGTTCTGCACCTCGCTGTCAGAAGTGGCGATCGCCCCCGACCTGGTCAGCGAAATCCACCGCCAGAGCGCCGGCCGCGTGCGCGAAATCCTCAACGCCATCGCCACGGTGGAGCGCACCGCCAAGCGCAACGGCAGCGCCACCGCCGCGCTGGCCGACATGGCCGGGCAGACCCTGATCCATGACTGGCAGACGCGCCGGCCGCGTGTGATTAAGTCGGCAGGGGGGCGCTGAGATGAAAGCCTACGCATGGAGAACGGGCCGGATCGGTTTCGGCCAGAGAGTGCCAAAAGGCGCCCTGCTCATCGCCAGCGGCAGGGCCAAGATGGTGCGGAGTACCTTGACCGCGCTGGCTCGCAATACCTATGACGGTAAAACGCTTCTGGTGCCTGGTGTCCCTGAGGCAGAAAACGACGACGCCGCGCTGGATGCGCTGATCGCGTTCTGCAAGTGGATTGAGCCAAGATTTAAAAATGAGGCCCGTAAATGACCTGGCCAGCCCAAAAGATTCTAACGGCCATCGTCGAGTTGTCGTGCTTCGATTGCGTGGACATCGACCTCCTCGTCCACCACACCGGCATGGAACGCAGGCAGATCGCCAACGCCTGTACCGTGCTGATCGCCCGCGAGCTGATCGAGCGCATCAAGCCCGGCTGCTACAAGCTACTCCCCGCCGGGCTGGTGCTCGTCAAGACCGGTGGCGAGGTCAAGAGCGGGCCGCGTGGCGAAACCGCCGCCAAGCAGCACACCGGCACCCTGCGCGTGAAGTCCTGGCGGGCCATGCGCCAGCGCAAGAAATTCAGCCTCAACGACCTGATCGTCCTGGTCGCCAGCGGTGAAGAAAAAGCCATCGAAGGCAACATCGGCAAATACCTGCGCGCCCTGGAACGCACCGGCTACCTCACCCGCATGGCGCGCCGCGAGCCCGGCACCGCCCTCACCAGCAACGGCCACCTACGCTACCTGCTGGTGCGGGACAGCGGCCCCATCGCCCCGGTCTGGCGGCCCAGCAAGGAAACCGTCTACGACCCCAACACCCAGGAGGAGCACCGCTATGTGGCAGACCCTGCTTAACCAGGCCGTGGCGGACTCCAACCGCACCCAGGTGGCGGCCATGCTGAAAGTGTCGCGCACCACCATCTCGCTGGTGATGTCGGGCAACTACCCCGCCAAAACCGACAAGATCGCCGAGCGCGTGCTGGACGTTTATGGCCGCGTTGCCTGCCCGTTCCTGGGCGCGGACATCGTCCAGGCCGACTGCCGCGCCCAGCGCAGCAGCGCAGTCCCCACCAGCAGCCCGCGCGCCATGCAGCACTGGCGCGCCTGCCAAGGCTGCGAAATCGGAAAGAACCTCAACAAGGAGGAATCATGCAAGCCGCAATGAACATCTATCAGCGCCCGCAGCCGATGGCGCAGAAGAAAGACCAGAACAGCCACATCCTAAAAGGCATGATCGCCGCCCAGCGCTGTTTCGACTGGCTGGAGGCGGAGGGCTTCCACGTCATGGGGCTGGATGTCGGCGCCCATGCCGTACCGCTGATCATGATCCAGACCTGCGCCAAGTGCGCCTGGCTGGAGCGGACCCACAACGGCTATGCCTACAAGCTGTTTCCGGTGCAGGGGAGCCGCGCCACCATGATGCGGGTGGATGTTTTCGGCTGCCGGGTCGAGTGGTGCGAGAGGGGGCATTGAAATGTTCAATCCATCCGATTTATCTCAGCTTTCCGGTGCCGCGAAAACGCTGCGAGGAGAAATACTGGAAATCCTCGCCGCCTCCCCGAAGCCGATGACCTGCTACGACATTATGCAGGTGAGCGTCTTGTGCCCAGACAGGGAGACCATGACCCGTGAAGTCTTCGCAATGAAGAAGGCGGGCCTGGTCGATCCCGCCGGCGAAATCAATAGCCCCGGATGCACTCGTCCGGTATGGCTTTATCGCTTATCCGCCAATGGAAACGCCCCGGTCATTGCAGAGCCGGATGCGCAACTGCCGTCGGCCCCAGCAGAAGACGAGGAGAAAACCATGCAAACCGAACCCCAAGCCGCTGCGCCGCAGCCGGCGACCAAAGTCACCACTAAGGACATCCGCGACCTGGTGATCGCACATCCCGGAATCAAGCGCGAAGATGTCTATAAAGCGCTGGTCTTTGCCGATGGCAGCAACAAGAAAAAAGTCGGCGACCTGATCAGTTGCTTGATCAGCACCAAACATCTAACCCAATCCGATGAAGGCGGGATCAAGCGCCTGCACCAGGGCGAACGTCTTAACGATGCGTTGGCCAGCAAGCGCTCGAAAAAACCCAAGGCAGAAGCCAAGGTAAAAGCACCCGCCGCCAAGCTGCTCACCGGAGAGGCCGCCAAGCCTATCCAGCAGGCAGGTGCCATCATAAACAATGGTTTTAACACCGCAAAAAGTGTTGAAACCACGGAAAACCCGAGCATCCCGGCATCTCTGCCGAAATCAGCTCAATCCCCCACGCCTCGGACGGGCAATGATGCCATCACCGCCTACCTGTCGGCCATAGCCGCTGCCGTGCCGCCGGGCGTCATTCTCGGCGTGTTCAAGGATACGGACGGCAGAATGGAATTCACGCTCGAAACCAACTCTGGCGCGACTTTCAATGTGGGCGAGAACCTTGATGCCGCCGTCCGCTGTATCCATGCGCTGGCTGCGCTGCAACCGTTCGCGGAGGACTGATGCGCCTGACCTGCTCCGCCTGCGGCGCATCCGCCAGCCTGGATGCGGCGATCGCCCATGAAGGCGCGCGCGAGGCGGTGATCATCGCCCTGCAGCTGCCCGCGCCGCTGGGCAAGCTGCTGGTCCAGTACGTCGCCCTGTTCCGCCCCGCCACGCGCCAGCTCTCGCTGGACCGGCTGGCCGCGCTGCTCGGCGAGCTGCTGCCACTGATCGAAGCGGGCCGGATCGAGCGCGGCGGGCGCATCTGGGCCGTGCCGCTGGATGCCTGGAAAGCCGCCCTGGAAGACATGATCGCCAAGCGCGACAAGCTCACCTTGCCGCTCAAGAGCCACGGCTACCTGCTGGAGGTCATCGCCGGGCAAGCCGGCAAGGTGGAGGCGGCGGCAGAAACTCGCAAGGAAGCCGGAGCACGAGGCGTGACGCCGGTCGGCACCCACGCCAGCCACCGCGATTTCAAGCCCCCAAAAAAGGCGGAGAAGTCCAGCCCGGAAAGCGCTAAAGCTTGGATGGCAGGGGTTAAAGAAGCACTTAAACCGAAGGGAGAGCAGGAATGAGGATTGAACCCGGAACACGCTGCACCGTCAGCGAATGGCACCCGCACTACGCCGGCCTGACCGCCGCCGTCGGCGACCTGTTCGACGAGCGCAACGCCATCGTGCGCATCGAAGAATGCCCGATTTACCCGAATGGCTCCTGGGCCATCCTGGCCATTAGCGAACTGGAGGAACAGCCATGAACACCAACCCGCTGCTTACCCTGCTCTCGCGCCATATCGGCGCACAGAACGGCCTGACCGCCGCGCGGATCGCGTCGATGCTGGACATCACCATGCGCCGCGTGCGCGCCCTGGTGTCTGAGCTGCGCGAAGAAGGCACCGCCGTGTGCGGCACGCCGCAAACGGGCTACTACATCGCCGCCACGCCGGAAGAGCTGGAAGAAACCTGCCAGTTCCTGCACAACCGGGCGCTGCGCAGCCTGATGCTCGAATCCCGCCTGCGCAAGGTGGCGCTGGAGGATCTGGTCGGGCAGATGAGGCTGAGGACGTAATCATGGGAACCGGATGCATTCAACCGAAGTATCAATGCCCGGAGTGTTACGAGCTGCATGACGATTACGACTCCGCCCGCGAGTGCTGCGTTCCTCAAATCAGTGAATTGTGGGAATGCCCGGTCTGCCGCAAATGTCATGGTGATGAGAAAATGGCCATTGAGTGTTGCGGCTTTGACCCTGACGGGCCGCCCCCGCCGCCCACAGCGGCAGAGCTTGAGGCCGCTGGACAGACAAGACTTTTTTAACCGAATCAACCAAGGAGAAGCAAAGTGAACCAACCCAAACCCATCCCCGCCGGCTACATGGAGGACGCCAAGGGCGCCCTGTGGCCTGTCGAAAACATCCGCGAGATCGACCGCCTGCGCAATGACCTGGTGGGCGAGATCGTCGCCAGGACACGCGCCCAATCCGAAGCGCTGGCCCAATTCAAGGCGGCCGTATTCGGCGACATCGAAGCCTTCGTGCAGCTCTCCGGCGAAAAGTACGGCGTCAACATGGGCGGCAAGAAAGGCAACGTCAGCCTGCTGTCCTTCGACGGGCGCTACAAGGTGCAGCGCGCCGTGTCCGAGTCCCTGGTGTTCGACGAGCGCCTGCAGATCGCCAAGGAGTTGGTCAACCAGTGCATCCACCTGTGGTCCGAAGGCTCCCGCTCCGAGATCCGCGCCCTCATCAACGATGCCTTCCAGGTGGACAAGGAAGGCCGCGTCAACACCGCCCGCATCCTCGGCCTGCGCCGCCTGGAGATCAAGGACGAAAAATGGCAGAAGGCCATGCAAGCCATCGGCGAAAGCATCCAGGTATCCGGCAGCAAGACGTATTTCCGGGTCTATGAGCGGGTCGGCGACAGCGAGCAGTATCAGCCGATCAGCCTTGATATTGCGGCGGTGTGAGATGGAACGTTATCACCATAAGGACTTCGTAGCGGATCTGCACCGGCAAGCCAAAGAACAGGGTTACACCGGTGAGGCCGTGGAATGGATGCTGCATGAACGCGGCGAACGCATCCGGGAAGACCGCGAAAGCGGGGAAGCAGCCGCAGATGTTTTTAACCACCACCAAAGGAGCAACAGATGAGCTGGATATCCGTTGCCGACCGCTTGCCGGAACCGTACAAGGACGTGCTGGTCGCCCTGCCAAACGACATCGAAACGGGCGTGGTCGATGTCTACATGGCCGCCCGCGTCCCGAACTGGCGGATCACCCTGGACGAATCCGGCCTCCATATCGAGCCCACCCACTGGATGCCGCTGCCGGCTCCGCCCAACGCATAGAAATGGCGCGCCGTGGTTCGATTCACCCGCCCATGTTTCAAGTTAACCGTACCGCTTTTCAACCGTAGCAAAAAAAGTAGCAACACCATGAACCAAACAGGAATGATCGACGCGATTTGCAAGCATCACAGCAACACTGGGGTTTCCAGGGTGGCTATCAAGTTCGTCCTGGATGCGCAGAGCGAGATCGCGCAGAAGGAACTGGCCAACGGTGGCGAGATCCCCCTGCATGGCCTCGGTAAGTGACCGTCGAAACTCGCGCTGCCCGCAAAGGCCGCAACCCTGCTTCCGGCGCGGAGATCGACATCCCCGCCAAGCGCGTGCCGAAATTCAGCGCGGCCAAGGCGCTGAAGGATGCGGTGAACGGATAAACCGCTTGCCAGAGGGCGTTAACTTAGCGCCCTCGAACAAGCTGTTTACTGAAAGTTAACGATGAGCATGAAACCCCGCACCTCCGCCGACATCCGCAAGCGAGAACTGGCCCAGATCCACGTCGCCAAGTCCCAGCTCGGCCTGGACGAGGAAACCTACCGCGCCATGCTGTGGACGGTGGCGCGGGTGAAGAGCGCCGCCGATCTGGACTGGGCCGGCCGCAAGAAGGTGCTCGACCACCTCAAGGCCGGCGGCTTCAAGATCAAGAGCCGCCCCGCACCTGCCGCCAACAAGGCCGGGCTGGTGTCGAAGATCCGTGCGCTGCTGATCGCCCTGGACAACAAGCCCGACGGATACGCCGACGGCATGGCGCGGCACATGTTCCACATTGAGCGCTTCGAGTGGTGCGACTCGGTGCAGCTCAGGAAGATCATCGCGGCGCTGGGCTACCAGCAGAAACGCCTTGAGGCAGAGAGGAAGGTCAAATGACCGCCCCCGTCAGCCTGCTGGAGATCATCGAGGTCATCGGAGAAGCCGCCGCCCTCAAGCTGGTAGAGCGCTTCGGCGGCACCACGCCGCGCCTTCCGGCGAGCCGCAACATCACCCCCGATCATCCCCTGGCCATGTGCATCGGCGACGAGCTGCTGACCGCCCTGGTCGAGGTCACCGGCGGCGCGCGCTGGCTCTATATCCCCCGCTGCGCCAAAGGGCTGCGCGAGCGGCGCAACCGTGAGATCGTGCTGGCGACAGACGCCGAGCCGGTGAACGCGGTAGCTCGGAGATACAACCTGTCCGACCGGCAAGTGTGGAACATCCTCAAGAACACGGTGGTGGATGACAGGCAGGCTGGGTTGTTTTAGAGTGGGCCTTCGTTCAAAAGGGGAGGCGATGATGAGCATCAAAATGACCGAGGCGGAACACTACAAGCAGAGAAAGAAGGATTCCAATGCGCAGCGCAAACGAATCATGCAGTCGGTCGATACCTTCCCATACTTGATGCTTGATGTAACAGATACACGCATTGCTCGACCTGAGTGCTGTGAAATGGATGGCAAGGTGAGGCGATGGGACGATCAGTTTTGGCAAAATAATTTTCCACCATGTGAGAAAAAAGGTTGCTTGTGCCGTGTGATCGCATATACGGAAGGCATGCTGAAGCGCAGAGGTTTAACGGTTGAAGGGAGTGAGTAATGGATTTGAGAAAAACATTTGTGATGCTGGTCTTATCTGTCGCGGCTTCGGCCAATGCAGGCCAGTTCAGTATTACAGAACATGAATGCGGTCAGATGAATGAGAAGCGTGATGGCGTTAAGTGCGCTGTACGTGACATTGATGGCATGGGTTATACATTGCTGATTCGCGTGACGCGTCGCCAGGCCAACGATCCACCGGAAAGGCATAATCGCGTTAAGTATATGGTTGCAACTACGATTCATAATTTCCTTGCATCTGGTGGCATCTGGATCAAGATGCGCTCCACTGATAAGAATGGTCGATTGTTGGAGCGTGTGTGCTCCAAGATCAAGCATGGAAATCGAGAACAATGCGGGGAATGGTTTCCAGTTAATGGCGATTGACAAGAAAGCACGGCCACGAGGAAGGCTACCGCGCCGGGCTTGCCGCCGCCGGTCAGGCCGAGGCCGCCGCCGACCGGGTGATCGAGGGGATGTGCAAGCGGGTTTGACATCCCCCCATCTGCCAGCGTAATCTGAGCCTGTCAGTTTTTTTGTGTGTGAAGGTCATGAGATGATACCGAAAGGAAACCACCATGATCGAGACCATGACCACGACGAAGAAGACCAAGTCCAAGGCGCCCAAGCTTTTTCCAGATGAACTGATCGACCAGCTGCTGGCGCAGTTGCAGAACAAGGATGCCGAATCGATTCTCGGCGAGTCTGGCCTGGCAGGCCAGCTCAAGAAGCAACTGGCCGAGCGCATGCTGGCCGCTGAACTCAACCATCATTTGGCTACCGAATCCGCGCAGGAAGCGGCTGCCGGAAACCACCGCAACGGATCAAGCCCGAAGACGGTCATCACCCCCTCCGGCGAACTGCACCTGGACATCCCCCGCGACCGGCTGGCCACGTTCGAGCCGGTGCTGGTGGCCAAATACCAGCGCCGCTTGCCAGGCTTCGACGATCACGTGATCAGCATGTATGCGCGGGGGATGAGCGTGCGCGAAATCCAGGCGCATCTGCTGGAACTGTACGGCCTGCAGGTTTCTCCCGATTTGATTTCCACCATCACCGACGAGGTGCTGGCCGATGTCGAGCAATGGCAAAAGCGCCCACTCGAAGCCATGTATCCAATCGTCTACTTCGATGCATTGCGCCTGAAGATTCGCGATGAGGGTACAGTCAGGAACAAGGCCGTGTATCTGGCGCTGGGCATCCGGGCCGATGGCCGAAAGGAAGTGCTGGGGCTGTGGATCGAGCAGACCGAAGGCGCCAAGTTCTGGCTCAAGGTGTTCAACGATCTGAAGAACCGGGGCCTCCATGACGTTCTGATTGCTGTGGTTGATGGCTTGCGGGGCTTCCCGGAAGCCATTGAGGCAGTCTATCCGCAGGCGCAGATTCAAACCTGCATCGTGCACCTGATCCGTAATTCGCTCAATCTGGCGAGCTGGAAAGATCGCAAGGAATTGGCGGCTTCCCTGAAACCCGTTTACAGGGCGGCCCATGCCCAAGCGGCGGCTGAATCGCTGGACGCCTTCGCGCAGAGCGAATGGGGCATAAAATTTCCGACCGTGGTGGCGATGTGGCGCCGGCAATGGGAGCAGGTGATTCCCTTCTTTGCCTACCCGCCCGAGGTGCGCAAAATCATTTACACCACCAATGCCATCGAAAGCCTGCATATGCAGCTACGCAAAATCGTTAAGAATCGCGGTCATTTCCCCAGCGATGACGCCGCTGCCAAACTGCTGTTCCTGGCGTTGCGCAATATCGAAAAAGATTGGAAGATGCCTCCTGTGACTTGGAAGCAGGCGGCCAACCAGTTCGCCATTCTGTTCGGCGAGCGATTCACCGACGCACTGAACTGA